TATAATTCTAAAGTCATATTATTCCATTTTACTTTACCTTTTACTTTACGGTAAACGTTAATATGATCTAATACAATTTCACCAGCATCAAATCCAGGAGCTGAAGCCTTTTTAATTAGGTATGATGGAATTCCATCAATATACATGATAAAACGATTTTGAACTTTTGGTTCAAATGCGGTAAACATTATTTCGTTAGCGTCTAATACTGCCATTTTGTTTTAAATTTTTATTGCTATCAATAAATATAGCAACTACACTCCCTATGCAGGGAATGTAGCGCCGGTTGGTAATACGTTAAAGTTCAATATAATAAATTCAGCTGTCTTAGTTGGTTGGATATAAATCTGACCTACTAACTGATTTCTATCAATTACATCAGGTGTATTATTTGAATCATCCATTACTACCTTGTAAGCATACAAACCTTGACGTTGTACTACTGATTCAAGATATGGATTAACTTGAGATAAGAATCTGTTACGTGTTACGTTGGTATTTTGTTCAAATACTAGGTTATTACCTACTTGACCAATATATCCTTTAAGAGCAATTAATAAACGACGAACGTTTACTCTGTCTAAAGAAGTTGCTTTACGTTGTAATGTTTTCTGACCAAATACTACAACACCTTCACCAGGGAATGTAGCTAATGGGTTAACATTTGCACCGTATAATGTATCACGATCAGATTGAGATAATCTTTTTTCAGCTCTTAATACTGAAGGAACACCACCACGATTTAAACCTGCAGGAGCAAACCATTCAGCACCTACTTGGTCGTTGAAGGCATACACACCACTCATTATTGTTGTTGGAGGACACCATAAAGCTTTACCTACATTACTTGAGTATAATTGAACCCAAGGATAATAAGTAGCAGCGTAGTTACTTGATTGACCCGCTGCGTTTTGAGTAGCTTGAGTAATTGAAGTACCATAAACACCAGTACCTATAATTGCAATTGCATCACCCCTATTTTCAACTGTTGAAATAAATGTTGAAGCAGCACTACAATCTAAACCAACACCAGGAGCAGATAATACATTAAATTGGTATTCATCTCTATTATCAAGAAGATTAAACGCTGTGATATAATCAGCAGGAGCAAATCCTTGAATGTTAGTTGCTGTTATACTTTCATTCATTAACTGAGCAGTACTTGTTGCCGGTACACCACCACCAAATGAACCATTTGAAGATACTATATTAGTTGATGGTAAACCTGAAGCATAAGATCCAGTTTTGAAATTTCCATTATTATCAAGAGAATCTACTTGTGGATTTATTGATTTAATACGAACATATTGAGAAGCATTAGCATAAGATCCTGTATAATCAACATAGTAATTATTATCAGCATCAATTCTAAATACTGGTTTCCAATCACCTATTACGCGAGCGGCATAGTTTGGAAGATTTGGGTCTAATGAAAGATTAGGCCAAGATTCAATATAGTTCTTTTGAGAGTTATTATCATTACCAGCGCGAACAGTTAGGTTAAATGTACCACTACCTGTGTTTACATTTGTAACTTCCCAACGAACGTTTGTTGTACTACCACTTGGTAAAGCACCATTAATAAAGGAACCAGATACAGCACCCCCATTATTATTCATCACAACACCCCAAGTTAATGTTTCAAGAGTGAAGACAGCAGAAGCGTTTTTAGCACCACCTAATGTTTTAACATCAAGAATTTGTGAACTTCCACTAAATCTAAATCCGTTACCTAATATTTCATTATCATCATATAGTGTAGCTTGTAAAGACATGCTTGTTGTAGCAAGTACAGAAGCAGTAATATTAAATCTAGAATTTAATGAGTTAATTTTGTCTACTATATTAGAAACAGTAGTAGCAACAGTAGAACCTGTTACTACATAAAAGTTAGGAGCAGAATCTGTTTGAGTTGTACTAGAAGTAATAAAAAACATACCATAAGAAGCAGAGGTTGTAAAATCTGCAGATCCAGTTAAAGTAAATGCAGCAGTATCTTTTGATGCACTTATATTAACACTTGCAGTTGCTGCTATTCCTGAAATATCATAAACTATAGATTGAGCATATGTACTAACATTAGCAGATCCACTGATAATTCTAGTAACTAGTAATGTTTGACCACCATTTTGAAAGAAATCTTTAGCTGCTAAAGATGTAAGATATTCATAATAGTAACTACCACTTTTAAAAGTTTCGCCAAACTGAGCTGCAAATTCGCTATATGACGTAACATAAGTAGGAACATATGGTTGGCCTAATACTGTAGGTCCAACGATTGCTGTTGATGTCCCTCGAATACCCCTTTGAACTAACGATCTGTCAGATTCATTCTGGAATACACCGGGAGATAAAATTTTTTCTGCCATTTTGTATAATTGTTTTTGAAAAATTTAATAGGATTGACCTATCGATAAATATCTAAAAACTATTATAAAACGCAGAATCTTATTGGATAGATGTAATTTCTCCTGTTTCTGGGTTGATTGAGCCGTTTCCGTATTTTTCTTGAAGAGAATTAGTTAGTTCTGATTCTTTCTGTTCAATTGTAGCAAGATCGCTAACTAATTGTTTTTTGTTGCTTTCAAGTTTTTCAACTTGATCTTGCAAGGCAATACGCTGTGCTTCGGCGATTCCAATTTCAAATATAGTTTGGTTATATTTTGATTGAAGTTCTTTAATTGATTGTAATTCTTCTGTTGTAAGTTGTGCCATAACATTATTTATTTTTCCCATTTAGCTAATGGGCAAGCTTCTTTACCTGGTTTAGGGCTAAATACTTTGCGACTTAAAGGGCAACCACATTCTCCACAAACAAATGAAGCAACTGCTTTAACATATGTTTTTTTATCACATGAATCACAAACGTTAGCCCTATATTGAGCTATCGTTTGTTGATCAGATGTCGGATTAGCAGCGGCTACCCACGATTTAAATATCTCAGATATTTTGTTCATTAGATGGAGATGCTATTTCACCAGTAGTTACATCAAGACTTCCATCACCATACTTAATAGAAAGTTTATTAAGGAAGTCTTGTTCTTGAGATACTACATTGCGGTAGGATTCAAGTAATGATTCTTTGTATAATCGATTTTCACCTAATGCAAAAGTAATGTTGTTTTTAACCTTTTTAAAACTTTGAACTTGAGCTAGTTCTTCTTCAGCAATAAATTTTTTAGCTGTTTCTTCACTCATTATTTTTATTTTTTAGTAATTTTTTTAGCACTTATAGAAGCAGCAGGATTTTTTGCAGCTGACTTTTTTACTTTTTTAATTTCTTCCTTAATTGCTTCTACTTTAGTTTCGATTACATCAGGAATGTTGTTGTTGTTTGCATCGGCAATTTTACCTTTTTTTGTAAGAAAAAAAGTAAGAGCAGCGGCTAGTACTAGTACGATAATAATTGTTAACATAAATTTTTATTTTTTGGTTTACGTATATAAATATATAACAAAATTTGAAGACAACCAAATTTGTTTTAAAAATTATCCAAGTACATGATAACTCCAAGTATATTGTGTTGATCCTCTTAATGATGCCGGACCAGAAGCAAATAATGAAAATCCTGTAGTTGAAGCCGTAACAAAAGTACCAGAAACACCCCCCATTACAAGTGAAGCACTATAATTTCCAGGTGTAATTAAAACGAAGGGAGCTGTAGTATAAGCTGAAGAAAAAGTTATTGAAACTATTGTATTAGCAGCTGCGGCAGGAGCAGTACCTGTAAGAAGTCTAAGTATCCCAGCAACATCAGATCCACTAATACCCCCAGAAGGTGTTGTTCCGGCTCCCGTTCCAAAAGCTCCAACAGGAACCGCCGTATTTCCAACTACTTTAGGTGTAAATATACTACCTGATGCTATTCTTATACTACCAGAATCTATAACAATACTACCTGAGTAAGCAAAAGAACCAGTTAATGTAGTAGAGCCACTTATATTTACGGAACCTGTAATAGTATGTATATCATTAATAGCATTACCTATTTTAGTACCCCCATCTGTAACTTGAAAATCTATAAGACTACCTGAAGTAATTGTAAATGAACCTGACAATATACTAACGTTACCACTAGTATCAATACTCATTCTTTGGAATCCTACTAAAGAAGCAGTAGTAGGAGCAGTATAAAATTGAATAGCAGTAGATGAATTTAAATAGGCTGATCCCCCTCCAATGAATACGGTATTTGCAGTTGCTGTTGAAGAGGCTATAAAAATTGCTGAGGATGTTGCATCATTGTTGTAGTGAGCAGCTCCTATTCTTGCTAATTTTGAAGTATTGTTTGTTCTAGCTGTACCTCCAGTATCATCCGCACCTAAAAGAATAGTAGGATCATTAAGATTTCCAGCATACGCTATATCAAATCTACCTTCAGGATCTGTTCTACCTACACTTATACGACCAGATGAACTAACATATAGTACGTTAGCAGCTGAGACTCCATCTAATTCAAAAATACCTCCTGTTGAAGATGATATATGGAGT